CGACATACTTTAAGCTGCAATCCTTCATGGATTATCATTAACTTTGTCTTGCTATTCATCACTGGTACTGCATAGTATCCATCATTAGTTGCAAACCCTTGTTCACAATCTTTATAGAATCTTGCGATTGATTTTAACTCTTTTGCATCCATAATTACACCACTGTTACTCTTCTTTCATGTAATCTTTTCTGTATTAGTTTACCATAATCCTCATGTAATTCACACCCTATGTAATCCCTTCTTAACTCTTTTGCTACAAATGCAGTTGTTCCCGATCCCATAAAAGGATCAAGAATTATATCATTTTCTTGTGAACCTGCTAATATACATGGTTTAATTAAATCAGGTGGAAATACTGCAAAATGACTCCCTTTATATGGTTTATTTGTTATACTCCAAACAGACCTTTTATTCTTTGTTGGATATGATTTAGATAACCCCGAATGTGGTTGTAATCCTGTACCTTTATTGTGATATTTTCCTTTAGTTCTATCACGAGTACCCCAATCTTTTGCTGGTTCTTTGATTGCTTCATTGTCATAATAGTAGTGCTTGTTCTTACTTAGTAGGAACACATACTCATGGGATTTAGTACATCTATCTCTTACACTTTCAGGCATTGGATTAGGTTTATGCCATATAATATCCTGCCTTAAATACCATCCATCTGCTCTTAATGCAAACGCAAGCATCCACGGAATACCGATTAAATCTTTCTCTTTTAGCCCATCTAATTTATTACCTCTTCTTGCACATTTGTCTGGTAAATCTTGCTTACTGTTAGACACAGTTTGTTTAACTAATGCTTGACCTTTTCCTGGTCGATAGTTATAATAACTGTCACCAATGTTTAACCACAATGTACCATCTTCAGTTAGGAGATTACGTACTTCTTGGAATACTTTTACTAGGTTTTGAATATACTCTTCTGGAGATGATTCTTGCCCTATTTGATTATCCTCCCCTCCATAATCTCTTAATCCATAATAAGGTGGAGAAGTAATGCAACATCTAGGTTTTTCATCAAATTGTTTAAGAGTTTCTAAACAATCTCCAAATAAAATTGTATCTCTCATTTTGTAATTACCGATACTGCTGCTTGACCTTTATTGAATACAGTATCAACAACTGCTTCAACTTTCTTAGAGGTACTAATACCAACTCTATCATAGCATGGGACAACAACTAAACCATATGTTTTAGTTTCATCACCTTTACGAATTACCCTCCCTATTGTTTGACTAATAGAGATATAATCCATATTTCTTAGAAACAATGCAGCTTCTAATCCTTTCACGCTGATACCTTCTGATAGAATACTATGGTGCATAACTATAAACTTCTTCTCAGGATCTTTACCCCATTCATTTAACTTATTAAAGAAACTTTCACGATCAATCTTCTTACCATCTATAACTGCACCAGTCTTTGATGTAATATACATGATGGAATATCCACGCATTGCTAACTCACTAACAAATTTAGTTTGTGAAACTAATCCAGTAATCTGCTTAGTTGCCCTTGCACATATAAGGATTTTATTCACGAGAATGTCATCTATTGTTGATACAATACTATCACAATCATGCTCATACTTGTTTCTACTATCATCTGGTAACTGTATCTCCTTAATTACAACTTTAGGTGGTAAAATATGTCCTCTTTCAACTAACTTAGGGGCTGGAACATTTACTAATACTTTACCAAATATATCCTCATCATTCATTCCTGCTTTAAATGGAGTCTTAGAATGTTTTGGAGTTGCAGTAAAGAAATAGCAACGATTTGCATACATTGAATGATGCTCAACTGCTTCAATAAAGTTCTTCTGAACACTATTATGTGCTTCATCAAAATATATTGTATCCACGATAAAATCTGCTTCTTGTATTCTACGAAGAGAATGATATGTGGTAAAGATTAACTTGTTAAATCTATAATTCTCTTCTACCCATTGTGCAATAGCATCACTCTTTGTTGTAGAATCGTGATGTGTCTCTCCACTATGTACATGCAATACTTTATATCTAAGCATTGGATGTACTTTAATATATGACATAAACTCTTCACAGAGTTGATGTGCTAATAGAATACGAGGGGCTACAATTACAATAGTTTTTCTATCAGGATCTTTGAGTATTACATCCCAATCACAACTATTTAATTCACGTTGTGCATCTTTTATCATGCACATTGTCTTACCACCACCCGTAGGAACAATAACTTGACCCTTCTTATATTCACGAAGAGCATTAATTGTTTCTTGCTGATGTTCACGTAGTGCAATCATTAAATAATCACCAATAAGTAAATTATACCATGAATAGTGTTAAAACGCCATACGGACGCTTACAGGTACACTATAGGGACACTTTAGGGGGACCAGTTATTATAACTTAGGATCGTATGCTGATGCTGGTTTGTCTTTTTTCTTCTGAATATCTTTCACTAATCTTTCACCTGCTCTTGTAACCTTCCTTCTTTCATGTCTAGTATAACCTGAAGCTTTGTGTGGTTTATAGTTAGGAGCAACTGCCTTAGTTGTCTTCTTCTTTAATAACTCACTTGCCTTTTTTTCTAAGTCTTTTGAATTAACTTTCTTACCAGACTTTGCTGCTAATCTTTCTGCTCTTGCCTTCTTTTGCTGCTCTCTAGGTGTTAATGAAGCAGACCCTCTTTTCTGAGTTGGTTGTTGCTCACGATCAGATCTTGCTTTATTACTACCAACATCAGAACGCTTTTTATAATCTTTAGCAGGTGCAGTTTTACCTCCACCCACTGCTTTGGTCCGTTTCTTTTGACCTATTTGTTGTTTTGCTAGATAACCACTTTCCTTTTTACGTGCAGCACGAATTCGACCACCTTCACCAGGTTCTCTGGATGCCTGACCTTCCAGTTCTTTGTCGTATGCTTCAGCAATAAATTGGTGAAAAGATTTCATCTATAAAACTATTCCTATATGTTATTTATCTTTCCCACTATTCATCATCTCCTTAACTCTAGCCCTTCTAAGTATCAACAACTCATCATATTTCTTTTGTTGTTCATTAGTGAACTTGAAGAGTTGTTTTCTCCATTCTTTTCTCAATTCACGCATTTCACGTAGTACAGTAGATGAGTTCATTTTAAAAATCGGTGTTAGAGTTAAGGAATTGATCGAAAGATTTAGTTTCATCTTCATCTTTCATTTCTGGGAGATCATATATCTCAGCAGGAGAATCTTGGATCTCTGAAAGTAAATCGTCCATTTTCAATTTGTTATTACACCATAAGGACACTTTAGGGGGACCAGTTACTAATAATCATTAGGTCTTCCTTTTTGAGACTTATACATTTTAGATAATCTATCACTCTCAATATCCTCATTACCTGTTACATCATCATATTGTGAATAATGCTGGATCTCTCTTGTCCTCCTATGTTTAACGTATTTTAAATCTTTCCAATCAGCTTCATAACACAATAATAGTGTATGCACCTTATTGTGTCTCAATGTACTCTTACAATCTAACTGTTCTTTAGGTTTATCTCTTACTCCAGTTTCAATAGTAATATATCGGGGACATTCTCTAAATCCCTTCTTAGGTTCTACTGGATCACCCTTAAAATAAACCCATCCTTCATCTTTTTCTATCCTTCCATGTATGTCTCTTTCCCAGATGACATAATCATCAACTTCAGGTTCATACATTTTATTATTATTTTGAAGGGTGTTCGGTTGTTCCCGTCTCTATATGAAATGTTTCTGGATTATCAACAACTGCTCTCATTCTATTGGGATTACTACCACCTTCAACATATTCTGAAAGCCTAGTATCGCAAAGTGCTCTTGTTAATTTACAATCACGATTAGACATTAATGTCCAACCTTCTGTAGTTAATTCTTCGATTCGATAAAGTTTTTCCATAGTTTTTAATTATGCTCAAGTATATATGAAAATACTCTACCAGTATAACTGATAGAGTATTAAATGTCAAATAAATTCAGCAAGATAATAATCAACTGTGATTTCTAACTCTGCTGCTTTCTTTTCACAATCAGCAATGAACTCTTCAATAAGTTCATCAGTTTCATTGATTGGTTCACTCATTTTGAATCCTCCTTACATGTACAAGCTTCTGAAATAGGTTGTAATTTATCGACAATACTAACTGCTTTTGGGTTAGTATCACCAATGAGATAGAAAATAATAGTTTCCATCTCGTCTTTAGATAAATCAACTAGCATTAGCAGACTCCTTTATTTCCACAACTTGAGGTTGAGGATAATGAAGATCATAACATACCCATTGATTATTCTCAAATAAGTAAGCATATTCTTCACCACTAGCAAGGTAATCTTCAACACAAGTATCTAGTCTTGGTTCAGTCTTTTCACCACGATCATTATAATATTGAACGTGATTTTCTACCTTTTTAAGATCCCAATCTGAATCAGAATCTATACACGAAACATCACCACCATCAATTAATTCTGCTATCTTATCATAAGTGTTGAACTTCTCTTTCAAAGTAACACCTAACCACTCAGGATAACCATCCCAATGATGATAAACAGACAAGACATAGCCAGTTTCAAGTAGTAAACCAATTCGTGATCTTGTTGCCATTTGTGATAATAATAAAGAAAAGTGGGAGAAACATTACGGGTAAGTAATTTTAATTTATCGTCATGTCTCTGCTTCTTGTTTGAGAGGGAGTGGGGCATCTACGAGGGTTTCACCCTTCATGCCCAAATTTACCCTATGGGAATCGCTTACACCTGAACCCCCAGAACTTAATTGGGGCATAGGAACCACATATCCCTCTCAAAACTGTCAGAGTAGATAAACCCGTAACTGTTTCTCACTATAAGGACACTTTAGGGGGACCAGTTTGTGTTATCAACCCCCATCAATATCACATCCAATACCACTACCAATAACTGCACCTAATGGAATTGACCACCAGCGTCCATCTCCTCTTGACATAGCAGCACCAGCAGCACCTCCTAATAATGCACCAGCAATCTTACCATCAGTACAATCATTCTCATCATATTCTTCATAAGTTCTGGTTCTGGTTGTATTTTCATAAGTTCTTTCTACTCTAGTCCTACTACAAGGATACTCAATAGTATCAGTCCACGACTTTATGTAGCCAGGAGAATCTGCTGTTCCAGGAACATATTCTTCTCTATATTCTTCCCTGTAGCAAGTATTAGTTTCAGAATACCCAGACTGTTGATGATGTGCAAACGCAGGAACAGGTGTCAATGCTAACAATGCAGCAAGTGCAATTTTCATTTTAAAAACTCATATAAGGCTATTATACACCTATAGAAGTGAATTAACCAACAGGTTGTGCCACTTCTGCAAGTGCTTCCATCTTAAGGAACTGTTCATTCTTATTATAATAGAGCGTAAAATTATCTGTTATTAAATAATACCCATCAATATCTTTTCCATCATCAGTATAACCATAACCTCGCACTCTTTCCTCTATACCATCAATACGCAACTTCTTATTGCCATTTCTAACATAAGATTCGTACTTTTGGTCGAGGTTAAACATCTTTTTAATTGCTATGTGTTGACATTATAACATAGTTATATGAATTATCTATGAATTTAATATTGTCTTTAGAGTACCTACACATTAATTAACAATTACTCTTTCTGTTTTGCCTCTTCTGCTTTAATTTCCTTTCTAACCCTTTTAGCATATCTTATGTCTTCCTTTGTATACCAATCAGGATGTTTCTTTGCTCTCTTTAACAACTTCTTCGCTGCCTTCTTAACACTCCAGTCCTTCAAATCCAATCCTCAATAAACTACTGAATGAGTATTTATACAACTTCTTCTAACTTAAATATACTAATTGATTCAAATCCTGCTTCTTTAATAGCCTCACTTCCACCCTCTTGTCTATCAACAATAGAAACAATTCTCTTCACTTTATAACCCGCATCTATGACCTTCTGTGCTGCCTTAATTGATGAACCACCTGTTGTTATAACATCTTCTAATATAGTGATCTCAGTCCCTTCTGATGGCAGTTTACCCTCTATCCATGCACCAGTTCCATGTCCTTTAGGTTCTTTTCTAACAATTAGTGCATTAACTAATCTATTATCTAATGCAGAAACTAATGCAACACCACTTACTAAAGGATCAGCACCTAATGTAAGACCTGCAACGTAATTAGTATCAACGTGCATTAACATTAATAAACTTGCAAGTGTAAGTCCTCTACCTGTTAGAACTACTGGCTTACAATTAATATAATGTTCACTTGTTTTACCTGAAGAAAGAGTAAACTCACCTTTACGATAAGCATCCTTCTTTAATAGTTCTAACAATTCTTCTTTCATTTAATTCTTCCTGTATTGAACGTTGTATTCTATAATAATTTTATCTGAAGTTCTACCTGAATGATCTAAAGTAGATACTTGCTGTAATGTTCCACCCAGTCTATTTACAATTTCTTCTAGGAGTGACATCTCTCCAACTATTTTAAGCTTATCGTCCATTAGATTTTATTGAAATATTCACGAACATTATAAAACCCCTGACTGATTAAGTCAAGGGTTTGGGTTTACTATTTAATTTACTTTAAGGTGGATGCTGATATTTGTTCATTTGTTTGTTAAGATAAACGCCAGTTTTAAACTAAAACCTCCTTACATATACGTTTACAAACATGTTGGTCGTCTTCACAGTCAATTAAACACTCGTAGTATTCTGTGATTAAATCTTCATGTGGATCTCTTTGTTCTTCATGTTTCGATCCAGCAAGTTGATTAAATGAAATTAAGTTGTGCATAATTGCCTCCAAATTTAAACTACAATAACAAAGAGTTTCAGATCATCTATGTTCCCCAATTCTATTACTATTTAGTCAGAAGATCAACACAAACGTAGTTCGGTTTTACAAAAATTTATGCCTACGCATTTGTACTCACCCACTCTTCCCATTCTTTTATATGTTCTTCTGACCAATCTTTCATATAATGTGGGCCTAATGCTCCACGCAGTAAATAGACACTAATACCATTAATAGACTTAACTGGTTCACCACCACGATAGTTCCCTGCTGGTGCATGTGGGTTATCCATTGTCTTAACAATACCTATAACTTCTTCTCTTATTTCCATCAACTCATGGAAACATTTCTGATTATGAGAACAACCACGTAAATGATTATCTGCTTTGTATAATGATTCTAAGAATAATGCTTTACCACGTTCCCATTTTTCAGACTTCGTTTCCTTCTCTTGGATGGCATTTTGATCCTTCATTTAATAATCTCCCAATGATCGTCACCGCCTTCAAATATCTCAAAAGAGTAACGATTTGATATTGACGAAAGAGATAATCTTCCATCCCTCCTATTTACTACCCTGCAAGAATGTAGTCTATCCATAGAATTGACGAAACGATCTTCAGCAATAGGAGATCTGGGTTTAACACAAACAAATTCAGTTTTCATTAGATCGAATGAATTAATAATAGTATAACATAAAGAAGGGAGGTTTTACCCTCCCTTGTGACAGTTAAGCAACTAGATCATCATATGTTTTTGTAACACGTAATTGAGTATCATTTGTAATTTTGTCAGACTTCTCTCTATTTGCTGACTTATAAACTAATGCAGCATTTTCTTTTACTGTTTGTCCACCCTTTGAATGAGGAATAAAATGATGATCGACTTCAATAATCTGACCATTCATAACATCTCTAGCATTAATTTTCTTACCACTAAGAGGACATATTTCATTTTGTGATTTCCATAAATCAATCATAAAAGTATAGTCTCTTTTAAAATTTCTCTGAGGATCTTTATAAACTATAAGTCCATCTGAAAAATCTTTTAAAGATGCAATTAACTTATCTTGACGTATTATGAGGAAACTTACTTGTGCTGCACTTTTTTGTACACCTGCATAACCACGATCATCTAAACCACTTGGTTGACCTTCTTTTTCATGACCTTTAGGAAATTTCTTTCTCCATAAAATTGTAGGATCAGCCAATCTCTCCTCTTGAGCATTACAAAATTCAGTAAAGAATTTTTCTTTATCAGAATAAGCAATCTCATTTTCATTCATGTAATTTAAAAGTATTGCAAGATCATACAAATTGGTAGAGGTTCTCTGACTAGAAATTACTAAATTATCACCCTTTTTTATAAACTTAGCAAAACTTGCTATTTGCTTAATAATTCTTTCTGCTTTTTTAAAATGAAGCACTTCTGGTGTATTATCTCCATATGCTTTATCTCTATTGCTAGGGCTAAATCCAATCAAACCTCTTGCACATAAACAAGCAACATCAACAACAAACTCATCAACCACTCTTCTATGAAAGACTTTATCATCTTTACCTTTAAAAATTAATTTTAAGTCTGATTTGTTCTTAGCAACACATTCTCTTACATCATAAGCAACTGTGTACATTAAACAATTTCTTTTTTCTTGTGCATTTAATGTTATGCCTTTATTAATAGAATCAAATAACTCAGCAAGATCTCTTCTAGTTCCTGTAGTAATTACAGTAACAGTAAATTTTATATTATCAATTTCGTTAGCAAATTTCGGATCTAAATCATTATAGCTTTTAGATTGTTTTGTTGCAGTAAATACGATTGGACGAGTAATTGACCCACCAATCTCATAATCCTGCTCAAATAAAGGAAAATGTCCTGTAAGACATCCAAATATAAAATCTGTTACACATCTAGTTCTATTATTACCATCAATAGTTATATACTTATAACCTTTTTTTAAAAGATCATCAAAAAACTTATAATCTTCATGATTCTCACCATATTTTAGTCTAATTGAATTTCTACACGCTTCAACATCAGCAACATATATTGGAGTTGGAGCCTTACCATTTAATAAGGATCTCATATATTGTTGATTATTTTCAGTTACCCATCTGTGATATGATTGAAAAGCATCATCTAAAAAAATCTTTTTGTTTCGCATCAAAGTCGCTAAAGTTACAGCAGACCAATCGTGATGCTCGTAATAAGTTCTCATGTGTTTTGTTTTGTAATTGGTATCCACACTTGATTATGTTCTCTGTAGTAGAGTGAAACCCGTGTCGATATGAATAATATATAGGAGAATGATTTAGTTGTCAAGAAACTTGTTGTATTCCTTAACAAGCACCTTCTCCATCTTATGTGCTTCCTTCTCCCAAGGCTGGTTTTCATAGTCAGTCTCGGAGTGGTCTATGCCCTTCCAATACCTCTTATTATACTTGTCCTTGAGTTGACCTGTAACATGCTGATAAACGTGCCACA